GTATCAAAAATTAATAAGGGGACTTCAATAGCAGCACAGCCTCTAATTGAATTAGAAAAAGCACTCAATCAAGCGGGAGTAGTCCCAAGGTCATTTGTTGATTATAATCGTAATTTCTTGATTGGACGAGCATATGCATTAAATGATGGTGTAGCAAATCTCAATAATAAATCTAATCAGCTCCAATTATTCTATGGAGAAACGAATGCTGCTGGTGTAGACCAACCTCCACTCAAAGATAAGCTTTTGTTCTGTTATGTATTCCATATTCGTAGATTATCTATTAAGGGTGATTCGGTTAGTGTTTCTCTCTAAAGAATAATTAATATTTTCTATGTATCTTTTTTAATTTTTTATTTTAAAATTATTTTATATGTGTATAATATAAAATGAGTCGTAAATATCTTAATGTTCAACCGAACAATGTTCCCGCTTCTGGTAAAGTATCATTTGCTCGTGGTAATCCAATCCTTACGGTAACACTGGGTCGCCAAGATGCTATGTTAGATTTATCGTCTCTTCGTCTTTCTGGTGATTTTAATGTATGGCGTGATGCTGCTGGTACTCTTCACCCCACAGATGCAGCTGCTGCTGAATTGCGTGGTTCTCATAAACTTGGTGTTTATGCTGCTATTGACCAACTAGTTTTTAGACACGCAGAAACTAAACAAGTAATTGAACATATTAGACACTATGGACGATTTATGTCTTCCTATATGCCTACTATGGCTGGGACTCAAGACACTGCTGGTCATCTTTCAAAGACAGCATTGATTATGCCTAACTATCAAGCATATCGTGATAGTGTTATTCGTAATACTCGCAATTCGGTTTTCTGCATTCCATTGCCTTCTGGACTTACCCTCGGGGTTTCTAAACTACCTCTTGATAAAGTTCCCCTCGAAATAGAAATCCACCTTGCTCCCGATAGTCAGTTCTTTTATTCAAGTGATGCTACAACCGCTAATATCTCTAATGCTTTCTATGAGATGAGTAATCTTGAAGTTACTTGTGAAGTAGAAACTGGTGTTAGTTCTCCCGATACTGGTGTTTTGGAGTTTAATAGTATTACTTCATATTTCTCAACACTAGAAGCCAGTAATAGTATTATTAATTTCAATCTTGGTTTATCAAAGGTTCTTGCTTCATTCGTCAATTTCGTCCCCGCAAACTTCATTAATAATCTTTCTCAAGATGGGTTTTTAACTTACATGCCTACCCTAAAACCTAATGCTGCTGGGACTGGTGATGGAGGAGTTGCTAATCTAGAAACTATTTCTTTCCTCAAAAATGGTGAACGCTTCCCAAGTGCTTTTGAAGTTGAGAGTGTTTATGATGCTACTACTAATGCTACTACTGTTGTAGATCCCCAAGTTATTAAGGGTTTCCTCAATTCTATTATTCCCGAACAGCAACACACGAGAACTTCTGCGTCTCCACTAACTACTAACCGTAATTTCACTGGTAATCAAAATGCTACTACTGGCTACCGTCATATGCCCGATACTGGTGCTGTATATGGTGTTGGTGTTCTCTATGATATGTTGGATAGTGAAGGTGTTGATTTCTCAAGCTCTCAATTTTCTATTCAAATGAAGAATGGCCTCGTTGACGGTAATCCAGTTTCTGCATATCTATTTATTAAATCCAAGGTTGTTGTCGCATGGTCAGCACAGAAGGGTGTTCAAGTTGTGATGTAGATATTTTCTATGTATTAATTTTTTATATTTTATTTTTTTTAGTTTTTTATATATATTATTATATAAAAATGAGTCAAGACCGTATTCCCGACCTTATTAAAATTGGAGCTATTCCCAGTGAATATGGGCAGAAACTTCATACTGATGTTATTGACCCCGTAACATTCTCCCAGCGTCGTGTTAGATTTACTCTTTCCCGTGTTGCTGGATTTCTACATTCAAACTCAAAGGTTACTCTTGCGGTAACTCCACTTGCTACTGTTGCTAAAGGTTTCTATCCTCTAAATGTTGGTATTTCGCAGTTGATTCAAACGGCACAGCTTTCGATTGGTAATCAAGTTGTTTGCTCTGTTGATGATTATAATCAGTATCACGCCTATCAATCCCTATTTATTTCTAATGAAGATAATAAAGAAAGAGAACAGTATTTATCACAGAGGTGTATTTCTCATATGCCCGTATATGATGACCGAACTGCTAATGTTACAGATAAACCTCCTAATTCTGCTAAAAAGATTGGTCTTGATGTAGGACGCAATCCAGTTGTTGCTGCTGCTGGTGGTGCTGGGACATTTGAATTGCTACCATTTATGCACAATGATGGTACATCAGCAGAGACGATAAGTGAAGCACCAGTTTATTCAGTTTATTTAAGTGATTTGTTTCCCTTCCTTAAGTTCAACCAGCTCCCTATGTTTATGCTTGATCAAGAGGTTCACATTGATTTAACTTTTGTTGATTCTACTTCTTCATTAAGTGGAGCTGTTAAATCACAGCGTCTTTGTGTGAATAATGCTGATGCTGACGATTTAGCATTCCAAGTAAATGAGAGTGAGACTAAACTTATTTATGATAGTATTACTTATGATGGAGATATAATGGAGAAATATGCACAGCAGAATCCTAAACTCACATTCCAATATGCTGATTATCGCCTCACTAAAAGAACTGGTGTTAAAGATGCTGGTGGTGGTGTAGATGATTTCGCTAATGTTACTCTACCTATTGGTGGTAATGGTCGTCTATGCTCAAAGGTTCTATTTGGTCTTCAGTCCAATGCTAATTTTGTAGCAAAATCTCTTCTTAATGGTACAACAGCATTTGGTGATGTTGGATTATCATACAATCTTTTATATAATGATAGATTTGAGTTTTCTGTTGATAGGGTTAATTCTGCTCTTCAATTTGCTACAACACAAGCAGCAGAGGGTAGAGTTCCAATGGTTACTCATGATGAGATTGTCAAGAGAAGCACGGCATCTAGTATCACAGACGAAACATTTGAGGGATTGGTTCAAGGAGCTAATACAACTGGTATTGAAGAATTATTTAGATGGTGCTCGGTGCGACCAAATAAGGGTGAGAGAATTAATAATAAGGGTATGGACCTTCATTATAAACTCACTGGATTGGCTGACGGCACATACACTCTTCGTGTCTATGTTGAATTGCTTAAGATTGCTACAATAGAAAATGGACAATTTAATTGTTATTTTGCATAAATTATTTTCTAAATTAAAGTATAAAAGATGTTGTATTATTTGGCGATTTTAAAAGATAAATGTTTTAAGAAAGATAAAGTTAATGAAGAATTAATTATTTTAGTTAATAGTTTACTAAAAACTCAAAGAGAAATATTAAAGTGTGTTGATCTCCAAGAAGAAGAAATAAAGCAATTAAAAAGTGTCTGGGGTAAATGTTCAAAATAATTTGTCTAAACCATCCTCTCTCAACTACTTTTTTTTTGACAATCTACCCCAGACACTTTTTTTAATTTATATTTTTTTCGTTTTTATTATATAAATAATAATCTATTATTATATTATAAATATGACAATACAAAGTAAAAATCCAGTTGAAGATATAGAAAAATCTAGACCTCAATTAAAAACAAATACTGTTAAACAGTATGTTACAAACCTTAAGAAACTACAAAAAATATATGATACTAATGGATATGATTTCTTAAAAAAACCCGATGATGTTATGGATAAAGTAAGCAACCTACATTATTTAAGTCAACGCAATATATTAAATGCTGTTATTGTATTATTAATGGCTCTTAATCATGAAGAAGAGTTTGATGGATTACTAGAAGAATATGGTAAATTAAGAGATGAATTAAATGATAAATATAGTGATGAACAAAAGAGTGGTGTTATTAGTGATAAACAAAGTAAGAACTTTGCGACAACTGAAGAAGTATTTGACATGATAAATAAAATGGCTGATGAATTAAAACCTTTGAAAAAGAAAAGTAAAGATGATATTACAAAAAAAGAAATGCAATTATTACAAGCATATACCTTATTTAATATATATGCTCGAATGCCGTTTCGTAACGATACATCTATGATGATGGCTATTAATCAAGCTCAATACAAGAAGTTAAGTGGTGAAGAAAAGAAAGAAAATAATTATTTAGTTGTACCATCAAAAGGTAATATTTATTTTGTATTAAATAAATATAAAACAAGTAAGAAATATGAAGAATTAGATTTACCAATTGAAGATAAAGATTTAAGAAAGATATTAAGATATTATTTGAAGATGAATGGTATGGGTGTTTTATTTAAGACATCAACGGGTAAACCATTAACAAGAATTGAATTAAGTAAAGTATTACTTAAATATTCACAAAAATATATGGGTAAATCTATATCAACAACTCTTTTAAGAAAGATATATCTATCGAGTAAATATGGTAATATGAAGGAGGAGTTGGAGAAAGATAATAAAGTAATGGGTCATTCAAAGCAAGTAGCATTAGATACTTATGTTAAGAAATCTAAAGATGAATAATTATCTCTGTTGTTCTGCTTTCCGTTTCTCTTTTTGTGCCTTTTTAAACTCGGCAGTAAACTCACCTTTTAATCCTCTTTCAGCTATATCTTTTAATTGATTTTTATTTTTTTCTAATTCTTCCTCTAATTCTTCAAATACACCATCATCTAATTCAATATCTTTTTCTTCTGCTTGTTCTTCAAGTTCTTTAAATGCTTCATCAAACTCATTCTGCATTTTCTTCAATAATGATTTTACATCTTTATATTGATTATCTCTTAATAGGTTATTATATTTAGTATATAATTTACCTATAAACACTCTCAATCCTTTAAAAGGTTTTTCTTTTTCTCTTTGAGCCTTTGCTTCTTCTTGTTTTTGTTTTTTCTTCTGTTGTTTTTCTTCCTCAGTCATTTTCTTTCTTTCAACTTTATCGGGTATATCAAAATTAATTACCTTATCAATATCATAAGCAACAATCTTTTCAATTAATTTACTTTTATCTTCATTTGCAGTTCTCAAAGGTTTCTTAAGAGATTTCCCTACTTCCATTTGATTAAATTGATTAATAGCATCTACAAGTATTCCTACCTTTTTAACTCTTTTTAAATTAGTTTTTCTTGTTTCAATATCAGCAAACTTTTTACGGTTAGCAAGTTTTTGATCTTTTGTTTTTTTAGGTTTTTTAGGTTTAGTAGTATCTACTTTACCTACATTTTTTTGGGCATTAGTATCAACTTTTTTCCCAGCTGGTCTCCCACCAATCTTTACAAAATCTTTTGCTTTTGGTATGGGAGGTGCTCCTATTCTTGCTGGTCTTACTTCATCCTCTTTTTTCATTTTAGGTTTAGGTGGTGGTTTACCAACCTTAATACCTTTTGAAGGTTTAGAAGGTTTAGGGGGTGCTGGTATAGCTTTCTTAAGAAATGCTTTCTCACCAGCTTTCTTCTGTTTAGCTTGTTGTTTCTTTTTCTTTTGTTCTTCTGTTAAAGGTTTAGGTTTAGTTATTTCTTGTGCTTTCTTTAATCCAACTGTTGGCTTTCTCTTCATTTGAACCTTCGGTACTAATGCTTGTTTATCATGATTTACTTCATATCCATTCTTTTTAACGAGAGCCATAATATCTTCTCTTTTCGCACCTTTTGGGATTTTAATACTAACAAGAACATTGTGAGCTCGAATTAGTTTTCTAATTTCGGGAGTTGTTAATTCTCCTTTTAATTTACCAGTTTTGTAGGGCATCTTTTAAGTATATATTATAAAATAAAAAAATATGTTATATTATAAATAAAAATGTTAATTGAGAAATCCCATTCAAAAAAAGATATCATAGCTTTATTTAGAAAGTTAGGTGTTATTATAGATAAAGAAGCAACTAAAGGAGAAATAGTAAGTAATATAGAAAACTATTTTAAAGATGTTAAATATAATGATAAGATTAAGAACTGCACAGAATTAAAGGATTATATAAAAAATACATAAAAAAAACAACGACCAAAATCACAACAAAAAAAAGAAAAAATATACAAAGCAAAAAAGAAACATAAAAAGGCAAAAAA